GGGCTGTCCGGGCGCCCGAGCTTGGACAGCACATCGTTCCACGCTTCGGTGTCGTTCTCGTCCGTCGGCAGGGCGATCTTGTCCTTGCCGACGAGCTTCTGCGCGTGGACGTAGCTCTTGGCGAGGTCCTCGACCGACTGGACCTGCCCGAGGCTGGGGTCCCGTTTCAGGTCTTCGTCCCCGATCATGTCGAGGAGCGGATTGGTGGACCCCTGCTCGCCGGTACCCTGTTGGCCCGCGTCGCTTTCGCCCGCGGTCTGGCTCTCACCCTGCGGTTCGGGCGCGCTGCCCCCGAGCAGAGTGCCCTGGCTCTCGCCCTGGGCGTCACCCTGCGTTTCGGTCTGGCTCTCGGTCTGCGTATCGGTTTCGGCGGTCATCCGTGCCTCCTATTCGTCTTGCGCATATTGCCGGCGGACGAGTTGCTGAAACTCGGCCCGCGACATTTCCAGGTAGTGGAGCACCATCAAGCCCACGCTCCGGCGCCCCGTGATGTGGGCCATCCGATAGGGGTCCGGGTCGAACCCATCGGTCTGGAGTTCGCAGAACTCCTCGATATGACGAAGGACCCGTTCCCCGGCTTCGGTGTTGAACACCTGCTTGAAGTCGTCAACAAGTTGCTGTTGCTTCTGCTGTTCGCTATTGCTGTCCGCTACCACGCGACACCTCCGACAGGGTCTTGGCGCCCTCGCTCAAGCTCTGGATGCCGGGGCCGGCCTCCGACAGGGTCTCCACCAGCCGGTTCTGGCCTCGCTCCTGCGCCGCCTGGGCGCGCTGTTCCTCGACCACCGCGCGGTCGATCATAAGCTCGGGCGGGACGTTGTTCGTCTCGGCCGTCTTGCGCACGAACTCATCCGTGTCGATGTTGTTCGCGGCCTGCGGGTCGATCTGGAGAACCGGCAGCACCTGTTGCAGCCAGTTCAGGATGTTCTCGTTCTCGGCCGCTTGCTGCGCGAGCGCCGCCTGGGACACGAACTCGACCGTGAAGTCGGCGCCCTGGATGTCTTCGGGCGGCGTCGGGAGAAGCTCCCGGCGCAGCATGATCGCGAACGTGCGGTCCACCGCCGGGGCCAAGAACTCGTTCTGGATGCGCGACAGGATCGGCGCAAGCTGGCGGAGCGCCTGTTGCTGACGCCCCACCACCTCGGTGGCTTTCAGCGGCGAGCTATCGCCGCGGCTCACCAGCCCGATAATCTCCGGGATCATGTAGGCTTGCTGGACCGCGGTCTGCCGTTGCTGGATCAGGTCCACGCCGATGTCCACGCGGCCTCCGGTCTGGAGGGGCTGGACCGGGGCCTGTTGGCTGCCGGCCACCGATGCCCGGAAGTAATTCAGCCCACCGGGCATCGTCTTGACGGGGTTCATGGTCCCGTCGTCCTGGACGAGAAGCGGTGGGTCTACGATCTTCTGCGCGGCCCGGAGCACCGTCTTGCTCATCTCCTGGAGCATCCGGATGTCCGGCATGACCTCCATCGTCGGAGACCGGCCGTAGACCTCGCCGGTGGCCTTGGTCCACCGCGCCACCGTGAACGGGAACTCGTCGAACCCGCTGTCGCGGACGCGCTCGCCCTTACCCATCGCGAAGTGGACCGAGCGCCACTGCTTGTTGTCCTGCGTCTTGGGCTTGTCCGGATTGAAGTCCTTGCGCGGCACAACAGCCTGGAGAAATTCCTCCGGCTCGTTCTGCTTGTTGTTGGCGAGCTTCTTCTGGATACGCTCGGGCAGGTTGTTCTCACCGTACATCTGCGCGGCTTGCCGCGCGGTCAGCGTGAACTTCCGGTACAGCGTGTCGATGCGGCCGTTGTCCGCCTCCCGGACGTAGACCTCCGGGAGTGGTCGGCTGACGAAGCGCGGGCTGTCGTCGCTGCCGGGCTGGTCCTCGATGAAATGGACCATCGTGCCGTAGGCACCAAGCTCGATCAGACCCTCGTGGACCGCCGGGTAAAAGTTCACCTCCGGGCGCGAGAAGTGCTGGAGCATCCGGTCTCGCACTTCGGAAAGCCACTGCTTGACGTCCTCGCGCTCGCCGAGTTCCCCGGGGATGCGCAACTCGAACCACTTGGTCCGCGGGTTCACGAGAAAGCTCTCCAGACCCGCGGCAAGCTGGCTGTTCGAGCGGATGGCCGTGGCGTCGAAGACGCGGTTATGGCGCGGTTGGCCTTTCTCTCGCTTGACCGTAAAGTCGTTCCGCAGTTCCACCAGATCGGAGATATCTTGCCACAAGCTCTCCCAGTTCTGGCGAGCTTGTTTTGCGTCTTCGAAATCGGCTTTGATCTTCCGGTCGTCTTCGTCTTGCGCCATTACTGCTTGGACCCGTTTGCATTTCGGCCCTTTTCGGTCAAGACGAGCTTGTCGCCATCTTGCTTAATCAGGCCCCGATCTTTCGCAATCGCAATCGCTTGGGACTGCGATTTCTTTTCCTTCCCGCTATTCCGGATGCTGGCGATGATGCTGTCCACCTTCGCCGGCATGGTCAGCCCCCGAGAAGGTTCGACGTCTGGTCCTCGTCACCGCCGCCGAGGGTCCCCGTCAGCACGGTCTCGCCGCGCCCGCGCCCCTGGCGCCGGCGGCGACGCCCGGCAGCCTGGGTATCGGTTTGCTCCTTCTCGGGCGGTTGCCGGGGCCGGGTCCGCGTCGGCTCGGGCACCACGATGTCGGGTTGTCCTCCGCCAAAAAGTCCCATATTCGCCTCCTGCTTATAGGCCATCCTAAAGGTACCCGCCGAGGGGATCATGGTCAACCCCTTGCGCAACGCTTTGCGTGACGCGGGCGGAATAGTAGGGCACCGCGTTCCGCAGTTCCATCAGAGCGTAGTGGGTCGCCGAGATCAGGTCATCATCCATGTCCACGACCTGACCGTCCTTGCGGTGGTACCGTTGCTGCTCGCTCAACCAATCCCGGCAGCTTTGGAACACCTTGAACCGGCCCGTGCGCATCCGCGTATAGACCGCCTCGATGATCGGCTCACGCGGCTGCGCGCCGCCGGTGTCCGGGTTCATGCGCGCCGAGTGCGTCAGCATCTTCATGCCGTAGTTCTCGTAAATCTCGGCGAACGGGCGCCCTGTCACGCCTTTATCGCGGGCGCCGACGTCATGGGGCCACGCTACCGGTATCCAGTCGCCGCGCTGCTTCCACGCCTGAACTCGGTCGGAAATGGTCGTGTCGCTCTGCTTCCACGTGTCGTACAGGTAGACGATGTCGGTGTCCGGGTCGTAAGCCAGCCACGCCAGCGCCGCCGGGTGTTGCAGCCCGTGGTCTAGGCCGCATACCCGCCGGTAATGCTCCGGGATCGAGAAGGGTTCCACCGTGATCGCTTCCTCGGAAAACGGGTAGATCAGCCCCTCGCCAAGCATCGGCAGGCCCTTGATCCGGGCGCGCTGCATCGCGGGACTGTATTGGTTCTGAATACTTTCCTTCTCGTCGTCGCTGTAGAACGTCGCGTCCTCCAGCGTCATGTGGACCAGGGCGCGTTGGTTCCGGCCCTTGTCCTGGGGGTCCGGTTCGTAGAACCGGCGGACCACCTCCGTCATACCCAAGAGCGGGGTGAAAGTAATCAGCGCCAGCCCACGCCGACGGTTCAGCCGCGTCAGTCCCTCGTCGTAGATGTCCTCGGGCGGCTCCTCGTCCCACCAGATGCCGTCCAGGGTGTCGCCCTGCCATTTCTCGCGGCCCTGGTCGTAGCTCTTGAACTTGAGCGTGCTGATGCCGCCTGTTTTGTGGACCACCTGGACGTTGTCCACGGCGTCCGGCACGCCGCGCGCCATTGCCGGTTTGGTGTGGAGAGTGTGCGCCGGAACGGTTCCGGTGCCAAAGCTCCGGCCGCGCCCGAGCAGGATGCGCTGGGGGTTGTCGCGGGTGCTTTCGCTGGTCACGCCCGCGGCCCACCAGTGGTTCGCTCGGTGGAACACGTGGCCCTGCCACCAGCTTGGATACAGGCCTGTGAGGTGCATCGCCACCTCCATGCCGGCGCTCAGGGTCTTCCCAAGTTGGTTGCCGGCCATCAGCATCCGCTGTTGAAACTGGCCCCCGAGCTTATGGAACTCGGCCTGCTTCGGCACCGGCCGGTACCACTCAATTTGGTTGGTGGTCTGGTGGTGCTGCACGGCTTCAAGCAGGTCGTGCAGTTCCCGTAGCTTAGCCTCGTCGCTCTGTTCGTCCGCCATTACATCAGGTCCGCTACATCGTCATCGTCGATCCCTTCGAAATCCACTTCTTCGATAGGGTCGCGTTTCTGTGTCTCGGGCGCCGGCTCGGGCGCCGGCTCGGGCGCCGGCTCGGGCGCCGGCTCGGGCGCCGGCTCGGGTTTCGATTTGGGTGCCGTTTCAGGCTCAAGCGGGTCTGCGTCGCCCGGGCGCGGTGGTTCGGGCAGCGCGCCTGATCCGGACGCTGGCGCCGTCTCCGGCTCCACGTCTATGACTTCGCCCTGGCCGGACCCCTGCATGCCAAGCTCCTTCTGTAGCTCCCGGATGCGGCCCATCATGTCCTCGACGCTAGCGTTCTCCATCCGCTTGTCCGCGGAGGTGTGGAGATGCTCGGGCTTGTACCCGGCCCGGTCAAGCAAGTCTTTCGCCGCCTGGAGCTTCACCTTGTCGTCCTGGGCGTCACGCGTCAACGAGATCAGCACGTCGAGCGCGCCCATAGCCCCACCGCTCAGCCGCTGGTTAAGCTCCCGTTGCAGGGCCTGTTGGAACTTCGGGTCCTTGAGCCACCCCCGGCAGGTCGCCGGGCGCCGGCCGGCGTTCGTCGCCGCTTCTTCGATGTCACCGGTTCGGAGGTATTCCTTAAGAAACTCCTCCTGCGCAGGGCGCAAACCGTATTCGGCGAGGGCACGATCTTCCGACATATTCTACCTCCTGGAAGCTATCTCACGTCTGTAACAGTATTCGCCTTTGGCGATCAACCGATTTTCTGCCGCGTACACGCGCGTGTAGTCGTTATTTAGCGACGGCGAATACGCTCCCGGAACCCCGTCCGCGTTGATTGCGGTCCTATCACAGGCCCATCCGCGCGCCCGATTTTCTCCCGCCCTCCCCCGCTTCGACAGAAAACTTTGATGTTCTCACCTTACTTTGGCATGATCCTTGCATGATGTTATGGTGTAACGTGGGTGTGGCAGTGATGCAACAGGTGTGGCAGTGATGCAACAGTGTGTCTGCGCTGCAACAGGTGTGGCAGTGATGCAACAGTGTGTCTGCGCTGCAACAGTATGCGTCTGGCATGGTTTTTGCTACGCGGGCGGGCGGACGCGGGCGGAGAGGGACAACAGTTTGATGTGTGAATGTGGATGCACGCGGTCAGGATTGGAGTGCGTCAGCGCCTGCGAAAAAAATTTTCGCCACTAGGGTTGACGGGGCGGTCACAGGCGCGTATTTCCAAGACAGGCGCAGGGAAACAAGTTAAGTTCCCAAACATAGCGCCGCCCCGGCCCGGGACAGAACGACGGGC